AGCAGTCGCGCCAGAGAGCCTTAACCCTAAAGCCAGCGCCTGAGTAGTATCGGCTACTTGCGCCTGAGTTCCACCAATGTCTAGGAGCGTGTTAGATATGCGTGTGTAGAGTGTTGCTGTTGACTCAAGCGAACTCTTGGAACTTGAAGCAATACGCTTGATGTTATCGCTGGCTTCCGCGAACTCGTTTGCATCACGAGTAGCTAACTTTAACCGTGCCTGAATATTGGTGAACGAGTCAGCCATCTGACCCAATTCGCGAAGACTCAGTGCAGCAGTGATGCCGCCGAATGCTCCTTTTATTCCAGAGCCGAGATTGGCAAAGGACTTGTCGATATTCTTCGCAGTACGGGAAGCATTGCTCTGGAACTTCGCCAGATCATTGCTCATCTTGTCAACGGACGAGGTAAACCTAGCGACATTGGCCGAAAAATCAACAACGACACCACGCGCCATCTTATAACCCCAATTTCACGGCAAGCAGATCAGCAGCTGACGTAGCAGACCGAACAATCAAATTCACAGCATCTTCACGCTTATCTAAAAACGCTTTCTCGATAAACTTCTTGCCGGGAATGAGCTTCTTCTTCTTTCCAGCCTTCCATCCATCTTCCTGATATGGAGCGTAGTAAGCGCCCTTCTTCCCTTTTCTTACTGACAGATAAACGCCAATCATTCCGTCAGATTTTTTTCCGTTATGTATCTTTGAGCGAGATACACGGATGCTGCGCTTGAGAAGGCCGGTCTTTACCGGAGCATTAGCCTGAGCCTGTTTCTTGACGAGATTAGCGCCTTGACGCAATGCGCCTAAAACAACCCTATCCCCTAACTGCTGAGAGTATGAGTACAGCTTGCGCTGTACGTCCCGCAGTCCAGTTATTGTGATTGTTTCGGCCATTCGTAATCCCGAATTGCTACCAACTGAACAAGCAGAGTTTCAATATCGTCTATCCCGTACATCTCGCACAGAACAGGCAGAGCCGCGTAGTCAATAGTACGGCCCGACATGATCCAGACTTGCTTTGCTAATCTGCACTCTTGCGGTATATCCCCTGACTGGAGTTCCTTGGGTAACTTGAACTCATCCAGCCAGGACGTTACTTTTTTTCCGCTTCGACCAGCTTCTCAGCGTGAGTTGTATATTCCTTCGTAATAGCAGCGGTTAGTTCGCCCCAATACTTAGGCTGATCCGCTACCCACTCAACAAAGAGATCATGGTCGAACTCGACAGGGATAGAGCCGCCGCCAGGGACTAGATCAAGTTCGGTTATTCCTTCCCATCCAATTACGAAGTTTTCCAACAAGTCCATTTGTTCAGACTTGGAGGCCGACATTGCATAAGCCTCTTTATCCGTAGGACGGCGAACTATGAACGTCTTACCGTCCACCGTTACGCGAGTCTGACGAGCCGCACGGATGCGCTCTATTAAACTACTCATTACGGAATACCGTAGGTAGCCGCGCCGTTCATCGAGACAGCAGCGGGAGAAGTGGTAACGCCTTGTGAGCTACCACCGGGCAATCCAGCGTAGCCTACCGAGCCATAGAACATGGCGTAACGTCCATTAGGCCAAGTGATACGGAAGCCCTTGCTGGTACGGGTCGTGAAAGCGTTCAGCATGGCGATCTGTGCCGTGTCGGACGGGTCCCATTGCAGCGTCATGTTGTAGCTCATCGCAGTCGCGCCAACTACGGTCTGCTTGTCTACCTTGTCGCTAACAGTAGTCGTGTCAACGAACTTGATATCACCGCCAGAAGGAGAGAATTCTTGACAGCCAGGAATAGTCGTGCCGAGAGTTAGCTTGGTGAACGTGCCGGAAGTGAATACACCAAAGTTAGTCGTATCGATCCCGACTGCGCCGGTTGCAGTATTCTTGAGTTGGAAATCGTTTGTAGTCTTGTTAACTACAACGAACATACGATCATTGACTTCAATCATCCCGCTGGTGCTAAGCAGAACGATATCGCCGTCCAGAAGACCATGAGCGGAGGAAGTGGCAACGCCAGGATTTGCATTGGTAAACGCGGTTATTGCAACGGAAGAGGCTGCTGCGCTTTGCATGGAAAGCACCAACCCTGAGTTTGTGTAAATCGTCATTTATTGCTCCTTAGAAAACAAAAAAGCCGCCCGAAGGCGGCTGTGCGGATTGATGAAACCTTTAAAGCAATGAACCTGGAGAACCTTCCAATGTTGAATAACCGACACGCCAGGACGTTGTTACTTCAGCGTGATAATTCCCTTCCTCGCCCTCTATTACTTCCATGACCGTGCTAACCAGCGATAAGGATTGAACTTGCGGAACCGAATCTCTTAATGCGGATTGGGTTAGTTTTGTCTCGATCTCTGCCGAGACTTGATCCATCCGATCTTCAACGGTGTAGGTATCACCAGTACCAGGAAGCCTCAGCATTCCTACTATCGAAATGGATAATTCCCTTCCGTACACGCACGGATCGCTGACCGTTGCCGGATCGGAAGAGTCCGATTCAGCAAACACCATTAAGTAGGGCCAAATCACGCGAGAAGAGGCTATGCGCGATTCAATTACCGACTTCCAGGCAACAGGACTCCTAGAGAGGATGCTTGCCACAGCCTCCCTGATAGATTGCCTTGCGTGCATCAGAGGAATTCGTACCGGAATGTATCGAGCATGTCTCGCACGGCGAATGGAACGCGAGTCGGATTAATGCCGCCTTCTTGCTGCGTTTGGAAATTTGTCCAGTGACCTACTAGGAGGATCAGAGCTTCTTTAATCAGTGCTGGAACGGTCTCGGCAGTAGTGCCATATCCAGCAGTAAACTGAATCCGAACAGCGTTTCTTTCGTACCTTGGAGTTGGCCACGAAACGCCATAAGCAGAGTGGACGAACGGGATAAAAGCGTACGTGTCGAGTGTATAGTCAGAGGTTGCGACAGTTTGCTCAACCCCGTTCGTGTCTATGTACTTGACCGAGGAAACGGTCAAAGCTGATGGGCATTCGTGTCTATCCACGAAACAATCCCATCTAATTTCTCTGGTCTGCGTCAGGAAGGCACGGCCTGTATAGTCCTCTGCCCATGAACGAGCTTGAGTGATACGGCGAGACAGCAAGCCATCGCTGCGGGTATCTTCTATGCCTAGTTGGTCTTTTACTTCCGCGAGAGATACAGGCTCAAGTAAGGGAGGCGTAATTACCTTCATGCCAGTTCCTTTCGGACAGTCACGGCGATCAGGTCAACGTTGGTCAGCTTAAAACTTCCAGAATCGGTAATCTCTATCTCAAATGCCATGCCTGGAGCAAATAACTCACCAGCAGCAAACTTATAACTGCACTCACCCGCAGCGCCATCAGTAACCGTCATATCTTTTTCGGCAACTGTTCCGGCCGCTTCCTTCCAGCGAATCTTCACAGCCGAGCCAGAGATATTTATTACTTCTCCAGCATCATCCGTGCAAGTGACGAGCAGAGTCGAGCCTGTATCGCCAGATACAAAGTCAGCTGACATGCTCCACCCTTAATTGAATTTGACGGAAACGGACTTGCTGCGCTGGAATGTGGCGTTACGCGCCACTATTGCCCTGAATATTGCGGTGCGTTCTACGGTTGAAGTAATCTCAGCAGGAACACCGGAGTACGTCATAATCGCGTCTGTGCCGCTTATAGAAAACGCCCCTGCTTCTGCTATTACCTTTCGCGCATAACGCAGCGTAGCGGCTGTGCCAGCGAAAGCGAACGACCCTGAAGCAGCAGATACCTTACGATTTAATCTTAAACTTGCAGCAGTGCCAGATACCGCGAAGCTGCCAGCATCAGCAACTAATGTCCTGTTGCCTACTTGCTGATAAGTAAGCGTTGCGTCAGTACCAGATATTGCAAACGAGCCGGGAGCGGCAGACAGCAGACAGTTATATTTGAGGCTTACAGCCGAGCCGCTTAACTGAACCGAACCAGAAGCCGCGGGGAGAACTCGGGAATACTTGAGACTCGCAGCGCCACCAGTAATAGCGAACGATCCCGAATCGGCCTGAAGAGTCTTATTGCTGCTTACTGAAAGAGTGGCGTCTGATCCGGTTATCGCAACCGATCCTGATCCAGCCGGTAATACCCTTCCTAACTTTAATGATGCCGCTGTACCAGATACTGCTACCGATCCTGACGCAGCTTGAAGCGAATATCCTCTCTTGAGAGTTGCCGCGGTTCCAGATACTGCAAAAGAACCGGAGGATGCCGGTAAAACGCGGTTGTATTTAAGAGTTGCTGCTGTTCCGGTAATATCAAACGAACCGGGCGAAGCAGTTAGTGTGTAATTCGTCCCTGACGGTGCAGGATAAAAAAGTATCTCTGGCTCTGACTCAAATATCTGCCATGGGTTTGCCTGTAGCGAAATAATGAGGTCATCGCTAAGCCACTCATCCAGCAAATACCCATAAGCCAACGGGCCTTTTAATGGAACAACGCCACCACCGCGCTGCCAAC